ATGGGAACTAAAACAGTAAATGAAGTTAGAGAATGGTTAAAAGACAATAATTTAACAGTTGCGCAATGGGCGAGAGAAAACGGACACAACTCCGTAGATGTTACTCGCGTGTTGACGGGGAAATCAAAGTGTCGATACGGTCAGGGGCGCGCTATCGCGATTAAGCTGGGGTTAAGAATTGACGAGTGAGGAAACGAAGATGGGGATAACGATTGGTGAGCTGCTTAAACTTAATATTCAAGGGCTTCCTACAACAGCAAGAGGATTAAGGGAGAGAGCAAAAACCCAGAACTGGCCGTACATCGAAGAAGTTGGCAAAGCGCGTGGAGGCCGTCTGAAAAAATACTTAATCGCTTCCCTCCCTGCCGAAATCCGAGCAGCCATCATGAAACGGCAGTCGGACGAGCTGGCGGAGAAGATGCCGAAAACCCTGCCCCAAGTCAGACCGGGGACGGCGATGTCGGCTCAAGCACTGGCTGAAGCGGCCAAGCTGTTGAACGAGAAACAACGGTCGGTGGCGGATGCGCGATGTGCGGTGGTGGCGGCGGTGTTGGGGATTAAATATCAATACGGTTGCTCTGCCAAGGCTGCGGTGGCTCAGTTTTTGGGCTTGCTGGCAGAAGGTAAGTTGGACGCGGTTACGCTCGGTAACTTGGAAAAGGCCAATGACCGCAGCCGGTCGGCGAAGGTTGGCGAACGTACTTTAGACGGCTGGATTTCTGCTTATTTGAAGGCGGAAAACGCGACGGAGCGGTTGGTTGCTTTGGCCCCGAAGACGACGAAGGCGGTTAAGCCGATTGAGAGCTACGGTTGGCTGCCGATGTTTATGCAGTTTCACAACATCCCTTCAGCTCCGAAGCTGGCGCACAGCTACCGCCGGTTTGTGCAGTGGGCGGAAGCGGAAAATATGCCGGTTAACGATGTGCCTAACTTGAGTATGGTGCGGCGCGTTTGGGACAAGCTCCCGCTGATTATGCAGGAGCGCGGCAGGAAAACGGGGGCGGCTTATAAATCGCTGCTGCCTTATGTGAAACGTGATTGGGGGGCTTTGAAGCCGAACGATGTTTGGATCGGCGACGGCCACAGCTTTAAGGCGAAGGTGGCGCATCCGGTACACGGCAGGCCGTTTAAGCCGGAAGTGACGGTGATTATTGATGGTTGTACGCGGTTTGTGGTCGGTTTTTCGGTATCTCTTGCTGAAAGTTGTGTGGCGGTATCGGACGCTCTGCGTATCGGGGTCAAGCACTTTGGTTTGCCGATTATCTATTACTCGGATAACGGCGGCGGCCAAACCGGCAAGTCGATAGACCATGAAATCACGGGTATTACGTCCCGACTGGGTATCCGGCATGAAACGGGTATCGCGGGCAATCCGCAAGGGCGCGGCATCATTGAGCGATGGTGGAAAGACAATCTGATTGAGATGGCGCGACAGTATGAGACGTTTGCGGGCGCGGGGATGGACAGCAGCACGAAGAACCTGATGTACCGCAAGATGGAAAGTGCGTTTAACGCTTTGGAAAAAGGCAAAGATTTAACGGAGGAACAACAGAAATATTTGAAAAAACTGCCGAGCTGGTCGCGCTTTATCGCGGATGTGGTCAAGTGTATCGACGAATACAACAACCGCCCGCACGGCGAGCTGCCCCGACATCCGGACGGCGGGCATTATACGCCGAAGGCTTATAGGGAAATGAGGCTGGAACAGGACGGTATCGCGCCGGATATGTTGTCGGCGGAAGAACTGGCGACGATGTTTATGCCGCAAGAGGTGCGAAAGGTACAGCGCGGTTGGCTGGATTTGTTCAACAACTCTTATTTTTCAGTTGAGCTGGCGGAGTATCACAAAGACGAGGTACGGGTCAGCTACGATTTGGACGATGCGTCGGTGGTCAATGTGTTTGATATGGACGGCAAGTTCATCACGAAGGCACAAGTCAACGGCAATAGCCGCGAGGCTTTCCCGACGGCGCGTATCGACCAACTGGCGGAAAAACGCCGAAAAGGCAAAATCAAGCGGGCGGAAAATGCAATCAAGCTCGCGAATGCGGAAGTCAATCCGGCACTGGAACAGGCGGCAGCTTGGGACGAGCTGGGACATTTTGGCGGAAACGTCATCAAGGCGGAGTATGCGGTATTGCCGAAAACGGGAACAGACGACGAGATTGTCTTGTTTGAGGCGGATATGTAGTTAAAACGGTTTTAAAACACTTTTAATAAGGAAAACATCATGACAAATACGGTCAACAAAGCACTGCAACAAAAACTGGCTGAATTTAAAGCCAAATCAGGGATGAATCAGACGATGCTTGCACGCGGTATCGGGGTATCTCCGGCATCTATCAGTATGTACCTGAATGATACCTACGCGGCAAAAGGCGGCAAATATGAAACCATCGAGCCGAAAATCGAAGCGTTTTTAGAGGTGCAGGAAAGTAAGGCGCAACGCGAAGAGCTGGTTTTGGGGTTTGTATCGACCAAGACTACCCGCCGAATTTCTGAAGTGATGCGCGATGCGCATGAAGCGGGCGACACGGTCGTTATCTACGGTCAAGCGGGTTTGGGCAAGACTCAGGCGGTCAAAAACTACTGCGAAAAGAATCCCGCCGCCATCCTGATTGAGGCTAATCCTAGCTTTACGGCTTTGGTCTTGATGCGCAAGCTGGCGGCAGCGGCGAAGGTCTCAACGGTCGGCAGCCTGAATGATTTGTTTGAGTCTGTATCTGACCGCCTACGCGATTCAGGCCGTCTGATTGTAGTCGATGAAGCGGAAAACCTGCCATTACGCGCCCTTGAGATTATCCGCCGATTGCACGATGACACGGGCTGCGGGTTGGTTTTAAGCGGTATGCCGCGATTGGTGGCGAATCTGCGCGGTAAGCATGGCGAGCTGGTGCAACTTTATAGCCGAGTGTCGGTTGCGCTGAATTTGGGTGACTCCATGCCAGATGACGAATTGGAGGAAATTGCCAGAGCGGCGATGCCGGAAGCGGATGATGCGACGATTGCGGAACTGGTTAAACAAAGTAACGGCAATACGCGACGGATGAGTAAGTTGATGCGCGGCGCGGTGCGAACGGCGAATAAAAACGGCATCAAAATGCAATCGGGCATCGTCAAAAAATACTCGTCGCTGATTATCCGATAGGTCGTCTGAAACGGTAAGTCTTTGACAGGGCTATATATTTTTTTACCCTACGATTTTAATAAGTTATTGTTTTTAAAGGAAAACGCAAAATGAAAGTTCTAGAGAAAGTTGATTGGAAGATATTTTCGTCGCCACGTTTTTGGCGGTGGGTGCCGGTCGGGATGACGGTCGGGGTGTGGTGTTTTGTGGGTGGAATGGCGTTGTATGGCTGCACCCAACCCGAACCGGTTGCGAAAGAGCCGACTAAGGTCGAGAAGATGGAAAGACAGGCGGATTTGGAAGTTTTGAAAACGGAACGTGCCTACGAGGCAATGAGCGTGGAGCAAAAAATGGAAGGAATTGTATATGAATAAGGTTAGACGTAAACGGGGACTAAACCGAATCAAGAAATTGGCTTTGAAACGGGCAGTCGAGGAAATCCGCGCCAAATACGGTGAGCGGGCGATTATGAAGGGTTGGAAACCACAGGAGGTACAAAAATGATGGAAATTTGGATGATTTGGATGATTTTAGGGGCTGCGCTGGGCGCGGTGATCGGGATGTTTATCTACGCGGAGGGAATTTTGCTTGAAAACGAGCGTCTGCGCGGGATTTTGAGAGTGGAAGTCGCAGGACGGGAGGTATTGGAAGCGTGGATGGACGCGGCATACCGCAGCCGTAAAGGGGGTGGGGAATGTTAACCAAGTTAAAACCCTGCCGCGTATGCAAACAAATGAATCCTGAATCGGCGTTTGCGTGGGCTTTGGATAAAAACGGGGTACGGAAGCGAACCCAACGTTGCGCGAAATGTTGGGCGGAGCAGATGGAAAAGGAGGCTCGGGCGAATATGGAACGGCATCGAGAAGAACGCGGGACAAAGTTGGAATGGGGACGCCCCGCCGTTGCCCGCACAGTTTGGGGCGACAGTTGGCCTGCCGCGCCCGCCATTATGGAGAACAAGCACTGGACGGCAACGGATACGCGCAAAGCGGATGCCGAATGGGCTTTGAAATTTAGGGAGCGTGTGAAATGAGCTTTAAAAGACGGAACAGCGATTGGCAGGCATGGGGACAACACCGCCGGCGAGCGACGAAGTTTATGGTGAAGCGAAACCGCGAACAGGCAATCGCGGAATATCAGGCGCAGTTTGAAGATCAGGACGGCAAATGTCGTCTGAAAAAGGAAGGGAACGAAAAATGAACGAAAAAGAATTAATCGAATGGCTGGAAGACCGTGGGGAACTGATGGTCATGAAGAAGGACGGTGAGGGTTTCGTGATCGCCGCCCGCGCGCCGGACGGTATTTGGAAAACGGCGGAGTCGTCAACACTGACAATGGCAATAGAAGCTTGGGAGGAAATACGATGAATATCGCTAGACCAAATAAAGAAGACCTTGATGCAGTATGGGAACTGGTCGCATTTTTAAACAAAATTGAGCAGGGTTTGAATCCGATTTACCAACCTGCCGACCCAGAGGATGAAGACGATTTCGAATATCTGAGTGATGCGCCTGCGGATGAAGTGCTTGAAGCTTTGGAATCTAAGTCTGCCAACGCCGGTTTGCCTTGGATTATGACCGTATTGGATACCTTGCTGTCTTCGAATAACGACATTGTTGACCAAGAATCTAGTGTTTTGGATTTTTCCCCGAAATTTAAACAGGCTGTAAAGGATACGGAAAGATTGGATTTCTTAATGGAAGTCGGGTTAGCCGAATTTTCAAAAGAAAATGGTGAGAAGGCCTGTTGCAGCTTAACCGAATATGGCATTAGAGGCTATGGAAGCAATTACCGCGAAGCCTTGGATGATGTGATGAAAGAGTGGAAGGAGATGTGATGACTACCGGAATGGTGATTTATCTCTTGATCTGCGGGCTGATTGGTTTGGCGCTGGTGGTTTTGGCACTAATGAGCTTGATTGAAAACTGGTTTAAATGGCGGACTAAAGATGTTGTTTTGGATGCCTGCAGTATGGTTTGGGGACTGGTTGTTGTCCTTGTGGCGTTTTTGGCGATTCTTGGGGTGGTTAAATAAAGGAGCGAACATGAACATCGAAAAATTCAATCCCAAAAAAGACCCTAAATACATTGGCTATATTTTCCGATTTTTGAAGAAAAAATCCAAGTTGCGTGAAGCTTTAGGAGCTTATCCGCGAATTGTTAAGTTTAAAGATGGGTTCGGCTGGTATATCGGCTGGTTTATTGAAGACGGTCTTGGAGACTTTATTGGCAGCAGGATTTGTTACGGCTCAGAACTAATGGATGAGACATTTTGTTTTTTGAATACCACTGAAACAGATGTGATTGCCGAAGTCAAATGGGACGAATACGAACGTATCGGAGGGTGTGCATTAACTGAATGGCATCACAAATGGATTTATGCCAATAAACAAACACGCAAATGCCGCCACTGCGGAAGATGGGAACGGAAAGTCGTCAAGACCGTTAAGACGGTTGAACGTCGAACATTATGGGAGAGCGAGTCATGAACATCAAATGCCCAAACTGCGGGGCGGTGCATAGCCTGGACAGTTTAATCAATGACGCCGACGCATCGGCTGTATTGCGGGCTGTGTTGGAGATGGACGCTGAAATGGGCAAGGCGGCGATACGGTATGTCGGCTTGTTCCGCCCCGCCAAGTCCCAGCTCTCTTGGTCTCGCACGGCGAAGCTCTTGAACGAACTGCTGCCGATGATGAAAGCGCAGACGGCGGAGCGCGACGGGGTGTCCTCCCCCGCTCCCGCCGAGGCTTGGTTGCACGGCTTTAACGAAACCGTCAACGCCCGCGACCAAGGTCGTCTGAAACTGCCCTTAAAGTCGCATGGTTATTTGCTGGAGATTGTCAGCCAGTGGCAGGGTTTGGGGTTGCCCTCTCCCCAGCCCTCTCCCACGGGGAGAGGGGGCGAAGGCGGCGCGCCGTCCAAGCTGCGGCAAGGTGTGGCAGCCTTGGGCGAATGGGCGGGGGATGATTGGGCAAAACGGGAAATCGCATCAGGCTTTGCATTGCTCGCCGCGCTCAATCTGCCCAACCGCCCCGCAGCGCAGGATATGCCGGTAGTCGCGGAAATTTGGTATCGAAAACTGATGGAGACAAAAGAAATCGTCTCGCCGGAGTATGACCCGATACGGATTCAGACGGGGTTTAAGGTGTTGCAGGCGGCGGAAACATGGCCGCAACCCGCCGAACTGCTCCGCAACCTGCCGCCACGGTTGATACCCAGGGCGATGTTGGAGAAGCCCGCTCCTGATAGGGCAAAAGGCCGTCAGAAAATGGCGGAAGTGATAGATGTTTTAAACAAGAAAGGTAATTGAAATGAAAGTTGAAGTCTTAAAACCAGTTGAGATCGAAGTACATACAGTAAAAATTAATGTGAAGTTATACGACGATGTAACAGAAAACATTCCTAAGTTTTTACTTAATAAGCATGGTGAATTCGAAATTGAAATCGAGGTTGATACAGGTAAAGTTGTTAACTGGTCGGGTGTTGAGTCAATACAGATCTTTGACAAGGTGTGTGATTGTGGTACCTACACACTATTTGATAAAAACGGATCCATAATCATCGAGGTTATCAATGATTATGTCCCAAATGATTTGATACCGGGAAGTTATGGTGATTATATCGATTTGCAAATAAACATGGATGGTGTTGTAACCAACTGGCCTAAGAAACCAGATGTGTCATATTTTTTTAAACAGGATAACGAATATTAAGGTGGTAAAAATGGCTAAACAACGTATCAAACAGGCGGCAATCGAAGCCGCACAAGACAAAACCGAGGTAACGGCGCATATCCGCACCATCGGCGACCTGAACCGCGAAATCAAACGCTTGGAAACCGAAGCGGGAGATAAAAAAGCGGTCATTGAGCAGGAATACGCCGCGCTTGCCGCGCCACTGAAAGCCGAGTCGGAACGCCTGACTGCCGCCGTTGCCGCCTACTGTGAGGCACACAAGGACGATCTGACGGAGAACGGCAAGACCAAGACGGTGGATTTTGTGACGGGACTCGTCAAATGGCGTATCCGCCCGCCTAGCGTCAAGGTAACAGGCGTCGCCGCCGTCTTGGCTTGGATGTCGGAAAAAACGGCATATCAAAGCTTTATCCGCACCAAGCAGGAAATCGACAAAGACGCCATCTTGAATGAGCGCGAGCAGTTTGCCAATGGTCAAGTGCCGGGTATTAAGATTGTGTCGGGGCTTGAGGATTTTGTGATTGAACCTACTGAGCAGGAGCTTGCCTAGCCGGTTCAAATAGGCTTTAACCCATAATTAAAGGTCGTCTGAAAACAGTTTTGAGGCTGTTTCAGACGACCTTTTTTCATGCCTGCATTCAGGCTGCTTTCTCTTCCTGCTCGTACACGGCGTTGTAGAAAGCGGCGGACAGCTTGTCGGCTTTCTCGGAGGCGGTTTCAATCACGGCAGACAAACCGTCTTCGATTCCTTCCATGTCCATATCCAAAACTTTCAGATGGTTGAGCGTGAACACCAGCAGGTTCAGGGCTTTGAGGCTGTCTTGGTCGAAAGTCAGGGTATAAGTGGTATTCATGGCTCACACCTCCTCTTCTTTCTGTTTTCGGTCAAGTATGTTGGCGTATTCGGACAACACCAGCAGCAGGCAGCCGCATTGCTCCATCTCTTCACGCGCCATTGCTTTGCGGTCCAACAGGTTGGTGCCGATAAAATTCAAAGCGTTTGAAAGCTGGTTCAAGGCAAATTCGGTATTCATGGCTTAACCCTCCAATCCCAAAGACTGTTGTTGCGCCACCATTTTGGGCTTGGGGACATATTCCAAGAAACCCAAATCGTTGAGTTTTTTGAGACGGTAGGAAACCGCGCCGGGGTTCATGTCCAAGAGTTTGCCTATTTCGGTCAGGTTCAAGCCCATGCTGCGGTAGCGCAGCAGCGCGAGCATTTCGGGCGCGGCTTGGAAATAGGCGTCTTCCAATGCATCGATGCGGTATAGCACGGCATCGGGCAGGGCTTTTGCCTGTTTCTCCATTTCGATAAAGTAGCGGCGGGCTTGGCGTCCCTTGTCGTTGCGCTCCACCATGCACAGCTCTTTTGCCATATCGAGGGAAAGATGGTACGTTTTGACTTGGATTTCACGCTTTCCAAAGAAGCCTCTTTCGACATGATCATTTTTGAACACCTCGATAAAATCAAGGGCTTGCTTGAATTCATACTCTTCAATTCGACGGTTCATCCAAATATCAAAACGTGTTTCAACACCTAAAAATTTATGCAATTCATGTGCGTCAACCAGCGGCTGAGTTTGGTCGTCTAAAGTTCCGACCAGTGTTGGGATTAGTTGGGTATTCATGGTATTATTACCTTTCATTTCTCGTGAATGACGAGGAAAGAGAGTTGCTGCTCTGCTTTCCACCTGTTCCCCCGAAGCTCCAACTTCGGGGGAATTTCATTATCAGCGGTGTTTGCTGACCCTTGATTTTATCGGCGTGGACAAAATTGTCCGCACCGATGGTTAAATCATATTATGTATAGACATAATATGCAAGCTATTTTTGCGTTTCTTCGCGAATTTTCTCTTTAACCCATTGTGAAAAATCAACTTTATTTGCATAATCCAGTAAATCTTTCTCGGTTTCGTTGTTAAAAGAGACATTTTTTATCGTCCGCTTGGCTGCTGCCCGCTTACGGTATTCAGCCAGCTTTTCATCAACCATAGGTAAACTCCTTGATTTTTTTAGCCGTCTTTTGTAAGATGGGAACTAAGGGCGGCGGCTACCGCCCTTAGCTTTCGGTTTCCTAGTAAGCCTTACCGCTTACCAATATCAGAAACAGAAAGAACAGAATTTGAAGGTAGGACTTCATTTTCTTTCTCCCGTAACAGCCCCGCTCCGGTGGGGCTTTTCCCGTATCGGGCTTCACTGCCCCGATGCATTGAATTATATATGTATAGACATAATTGTCAAGCATTCCCCAAACAGAATCAAAGAAAAGGTCGTCTGAAACGTTTTCAGACGACCTTTTTCATACCTGCCCGTTTCGCAAAAAAAAACAGTGGCTTACTACAACATATAGTATTTTATCTGTATAATATGCGTTAATTAATCAATATATTGTGTTTTAGGAGTTTTAAATGCGCCGTGCGTTGATTGCGAAAATCAAGATTGCTCAAAAGGAGCTGGGCTTGGACGACGGTACCTATCGCGCGGTGTTGGAGCGGGTGACGGGCAAGCGGTCGTGTACGGAGTGCAGCATCCCCGAGCTGGAACGTGTGGTCGAGGATTTGCGCCAACATGGGTTTACGCCGAAAAAGACGGCGGGGCAACGACCGAACCGCCGCGATTCTGCCGATCCGATGATGCGGAAAATCGAAGCCCTGCTGCTGGATAACGGCTGGACTTGGAATTATGCGCACGGTACGGCGAAAAAGATGTTTAAGGTTGACCGCGTGGAATGGTTGTCCGACGGCAATATGCACAAGTTGGTGGCGGCTTTGCAGATTAGTGCGAACCGCAAGAAAAAGGAGAAAACGGGATGAGTTTGAACTGGGAGATGACGGAGCAGGATTTTGAGGATGTGAAACATCTGCTGCCGCACAGCGTGGTGGCGATGATTACGGTTATCGGGCTGGAGGCGGCGTTTCACATGGTCAAGGTTTGGGGCGGGACGAATTACCCGATTTCGAATCGCCGCCGCAATACGCGTCAAAGCCGAATCTTACACGCTCAACTGGTCGAGGACATCGGCGAGGAGGCTGCGGGGCGGTTGGAGCGTGCTTATGTCGGGCAGCCTTTCTTGGCGATTCCGCGCTGCTGGGATGCGATGCGCGAACTTCGCAACCGGTTCATCCGCCGCCAATATGATGCGATGAGCGCGGAAGGTTTGAGCGATTTGTTTATTGTGCGCGAGCTGGTGTTGGCGCATAAGCTGTCAACACGAAATATCCGATACATCCTAAAAGAAGCTGACCGCGAAGCGGCGGCAAGGGCGCAGGCGGATTTGTTTGCGGCATGATGGTTTTGTTTTCCTTGTGTGTTTGAGTAGACCTTTTTTCCCTGCTTCGTGCAGGGATTTTTTTGCCTGTATTCCGCTGAATGCAATCCTGACAGGGCTTGGAGGTTGTCTGAAAAGGTTTAATGGGGTTTTCAAACTATCCTTTGTTTTTAAATTATCCATTTGAGGTATTTATGGCTCAACAAAAAGAACTCCCTTGGATTGCTGAAGCGCGAAAGTATATCGGCCTGACAGAAATCCCCGGTAAAAACCACAATCCGACCATTTTGAATTGGCTTCACGGCTTGAAGGCTTGGTGGAAAGACGATGAGACGCCGTGGTGCGGCGTATTCGCAGCCCATTGTCTGCGAGTCGGTAACCGAGACATCCCGAAGGATTGGATGCGCGCCAAAGAATATGCTTTTTGCGGTAAACGCCTTACCAATCCTGCTTACGGCTGTTTGGTCGTGTTCACTCGCCAAGGCGGCGGCCATGTCGGTTTTGTGGTCGGTAAGGACAAGGCGGGTAATCTGCTGGTTTTGGGCGGCAACCAAGGCAACCGCGTCAGCATCGCGGCATTTCCGACGTCCCGCGTGGCTGCGTATGTATGGCCGTCTGTCGGCGGTGCGCCTCTTGACCCCGCTCCGGAGCGTTACAACCTGCCATTGGGCGGTGCGGCAATGAGCAGGAGCGAAGCATGAAAAAGTCTTTGATTGCTTTGGCATTGGCGACATTGAAACCGCTGGTGCCTGAATTTGAGATTAAATCTGCCCGTGTGGGCAATCTGAAACAACATCCGAGCCTGCGCTTGGGTAAATCAGGCGTGGCAGCCGCCAAACGTGCGGCGCGTAAACGCAAGAACCGTCGTTAGTCATGGGACAGGTTGCGTTTTATGAAAAGATGATTGAGCAATGGTCGCGACAAAGCCGCGAGGCAAGCGAACAGGCAGATTTGGCTGCATTTGAATTTGCGGAGAGCGAACTTGCCAATTATCGGGAAATGCTGAAACGGCACCTGCAAAACGGGAGTGTGAAATAAATATGCGGATTTTCGACATTTTTAAAAACCCTGCGACAGGTAATGTGTCGCACTCGAAACTGTGGGCAAACGTCGCCTGCGCGGCGGGGACGGTTAAATTTGTGATGTTGCCCGATCCGTCGGCGGAAATTTGGGCGGTGTATTTGGGCATCGTGGGCGGATACGCCGTGGCGCGCTCGTTTGTCAGCGTGAAGCGACAGGAGGTCGAGAATGAATCCGAAACTCGTGAAACTGTTGGCGAATAACTGGCAACCGATTGCCATCATCGCGCTTGTCGGCACGGGTCTGGCGGTGTCGCACCATCAAGGCTATAAGTCGGCGTTTGCGAAGCAGCAGGTCGTTATCGACAAGATGGAGCGCGAAAAGGATCAGGCCTTGCGTCTATCGGCGCAAAACTACGCACGCGAGCTGGAACAAGCCCGCGAGGAAGCAAAACAATCTGAAGCCAAGGCGCACGCCGTCGGCGTGGCTTTGGCGCAAAAACAGGCGGAAGTCAGTCGTCTGAAAACGGAAAACAAAAAGGAAATCGAAAATGCGCTTACTCAAGACCGCCAAAAAGCAGGCGGCGGTTGTATTGACGGCCTTGGCTCTCACAGCCTGCGCCTCTACGCCCGCGCCCTCGGCTACGGAAATTAAAGTTGTCGAAAAGGCGATCATGCCGACACCGCCCGCTGCGTTGATGGTCGCGCCGGTGCGCCCGAATCCGCCGAAAGACGGCAAGACAGCAACGCTGCTCGAACACGCCGCTGAGTTTGGCGGCTATGTTTCGGAACTGGAAAACCAAAACGCAGCGTGGCGCGACTGGGCGGGCAATCGCTCCCGCAAAGTCGGCGACTGACAAAAAAGCCCGCGTAGGGCGCGGGCTTAGGGTAAAAGCGGATTTTATACCTCTTTTACAGGGGTAACGGCGGTAGTGCTTTTCACCAAATCGACTGCGTGCTGGCAGTTTTGCTTGCTGGTGTAGCCTTGACCCTGAGCGATGATTTCATGGTTGGCTGCTTTCAAATGCCAACGGTATTCGCCTTTTGCGTCTTTATAGATTTCAAAATACATAAGGTTTCTCCTATGAATGAGTACACGTTTTCTTACCGCTTTGACGGTAAGTCCTGGTCATTGAGCATTTGGGCGGACAGCCCTGAAGAAGCCCAGGCAAAATTTCGGGCTGCACGGGAAAATGCGCAGTATGACGGCGAAGTTGTAACAAAGATTTATACATTTGTAAATATTTCGTGGGTTAAGAAGTTGTACAGACGGATAAAATATTTAATGGGTATCAAAGAATGACCTACCGTGAATTAGTTGAACGTCAGTTGGCTGTGCGCCATGCCGATTTGGAATTGGGATTAAGCCGTGCACGTGAACAAGAGCCGTTTGTCATCCATGTTTCCAATTTGCTGGATAAGGCAGGGTTTGAATATACGGTACGGATGAACAAGGATTTTCAGACGACCTTTAACCTTGAATATCCAAATACAAACTACGACACCTTTAAGCGTGCAGTTTGGCAGACGATTTCGGCGTATTACTGCGTTTGTAACGATGGGGATGAACTCGAAATTTCCAGCAATCGCCCTGACGGCTACTCCGTCCGTATCGTATTCGGCGACGTGCCGGTTTAAAGGGGTTTTAAATGGACTTTGAATTTGGTTTTAAAACCCTGTGGCCGATTGCGACGGCGGCATTTTGGTTTTGGGTAAACGGCATTTCAGGTCGTCTGAAAGAGGCGGATAAGCGCATTGAAGACCTGAAAGAGGAGCTGCACGCGGTCAAGCTCTCCTATCACACCAAGCAGGATGCTCAAGCCGACCGAAAAAATATCGCGGCGTCTTTGGAACGCATCGAAAACAAACTTGAAAAAATGAATGAAAAATTAGACAGGAAAGCGGACAAATCATGAACGACCCGATTTTAGAAGCCTTGGCGCGTATCGAAGCCAAGCAGGATGACATGCTCGCCAATCAGGCTCGAATGGACGAGGAATTGCAGCAAATTAAGAAAGACTGCAAGAAATCTGCTGCGGTTTATGGCGGTCTCGGCGGCGTGATTGTGACGACCGGCTGGGAGCTGCTGCGAGCCAAGTTCGGGGGCTGATATGGCACACCCGAAAGAAACCCGCGAAAAGCTGCGCAGGCTGTACGTCAGCGACGGGCAGACGCTCGAAATCGCTGCGATGATGTGCGAAATCCCGACAGCTACCGCCCGTAGTTGGAAACGTGCCGCCAAAGAGACCGGCGACGATTGGGACAAAGTGCGCGCCGCCTACACCTTGGCGGGCGGCGGCATCGAAGACTTGAGCCGTTCGCTGTTGGCGGGTTTTTTGGTGCAGTACCAATCGACGATGACTATGTTGCAAGACACGTCGATTGAAGAGCTGATGCCGTCCGAGCGCGCCAAATTGTTGGCAAGCTTGTCGGATGCGTTCACCAAGACCGTGGCGGCAAACGCCAAAGTAATGCCGGAAACGTCAAAACTGGCGACGGCGATTGAGGTGTTGGAATTGTTCGGCGAAGTGGTCAAGGAGCGATACCCGCAACACTTGCAGGCTTTTGTCGAGTTGGTCGAGCCGCTGGGCGTGGAAATTGAAAAGAAATACAGGTAAGTGATATGCAAAAAGTTGAATACACGCATAAAGGTTGGTTTTATTTTGCCCGATTTGGATTGCAGATTGGGATAGCAAAGTGCCAGCAGTTGCGCCGCGTTATAAGCTGGAGCCGTTGTTTTGGCTCGCCGACCAGTTTTTTTACTTTATGTCCGCTATGAATGAAATGAAAACGGGAGAGCCGTTGCCCTTCTGTTTCATGGTTAACCCCGAGCCGCTGAAAAAGCCGGTTGTCCACTATTACGATTAAAACATGAAGTCCAAAGAGTTTTTAAAGTCGCTTGCCGAATACGCCGCCCAACTCCGCCAAATCATTGAGGCAGAGGTGGACGGCTTCGATGCGTCGGCTGCCGCCATTGCCGAGCGTCGGGCGAAGGTTTTAGACCCTGTGCATGGGTATGAGTATTTCGTCAATACCTACTTCCCGCATTATGTCAGGTCGTCTGAAAAGTCGGAACTGCATGAATTTCTGTTTTCCCGCCTACCCGAAATCCTACAACAGCCCGAAGGCATCAACGAAGCGGATGCTGCTCCGCGCGGCGAGGCGAAATCGACGCTGGTTACGCGCTTATTCTCGCTTTGGACGGTCATCACCGGCGCGAAAAAGTTTATCGTCATCGCGATGGACAGTATCGACCAAGCCTATCCGATGCTGGAAGCCATCAAGGCGGAATTGGAGTTTAACCCGCGCCTGAAAACCGACTTTCCAGAAATGTGCGGGCAAGGGCGGGTTTGGCAGGCGGGGACGATTGTTACCGCGTCCAACGTCAAAATCCAAGTCTTTGGCTCGGGCAAGAAAATGCGCGGCATGGTGCATGGTGCATTTCGCCCCGACCTTGCCATCCTCGACGATATCGAAAACGACGAGATGGTGCGCAACCCCGACCAGCGCGACAAGCTGGAAATGTGGCTTAAACAAACCGTCTTGCCGTTGGGCGCAGTCGGTACCAAGTTTGACGTGATTTATATCGGCACGATTTTGCACTACGACAGCGTGTTGAGCCGCACGTTAAATAACCCGTTTTGGAGTACGCGGAAATTCAAAGCGATGAAACGCTGGCCTGACCGCATGGATTTGTGGGACAGATGGGAAGAGCTGTACCGCAACGACGGCGCGGAAGTAGCCGAGGCGTTTTATCAGGCGCACAAAGACGAAATGGAGCGCGGTGCGCAAACAAGCTGGGCAGCTCGCGGTGTGTTGGCACTGATGAAAATCCGCGCCCGCGACGGCCATGCAACATTTGACAGCGAGTACCAAAACGACCCGGTCAGCGGCGAAGATGCGCCGTTTGCCGAAAACATCAAATACTGGTCGGAATTGCCGGACGATTTGGTGTATTACGGCGCGCTCGACCCGTCATTGGGTAAGGCTGGTGCGGGGCGCGACCCGTCGGCGATTTTGGTCGGCGGTTATCAAAAATCGACGGGGCGGCTGTTTGTAACCGTTGCCCAAGTCAAAAAACGCCTGCCTGATTTGATTATCGAGGATGTGATCCGCATCCAAAAAGAGGCGCGGGTCAAGCCGGTGTTGTGGGTCGTAGAGACGGTGCAATTCCAAGAGTTTCTCAAGGATGAGCTGATTAAGCGTGGGGCGCGTTCGGGTGTGCATATTCCCGTGCGCGGTATCAAGCCGTCTTCGGACAAGATGTTGCGGATTGAGACCTTGCAGCCGCATATGGCAAACGGGCTGATTCTGCTCAACCCAGACCAAAAGACCTTAATCAGCCAGTTGCGCCACTTTCCGAAAGCCGACCATGACGACGGCCCCGATGCGCTGCATATGCTGTGGATGGCAGCAACGACGGGCAATGTGTCAAATAGAGCGCGTGCGATTGATTTGCCTGCGCCGATGCTGGAGATTTAAAAAATGTATGAAAAAGAACGTATAACCGCTCGTGAAAAAGAGCTGACAGAGGATGTTGAGTACCTCGAGCGTGATTTGGATAAGGCAGTCAAGTATCTACAAGATGTTGTCTCCACCTATAAGTCCGGCAGGCTGGTAAGTTTGCATATCATGGTCGCCCGAATCGAGGGATTCTTGGCGGCGTGCGGTGAAGAGTATTGATTTTAAGGTCGTCTGAAAACGGTTTCAGACGACCTTTGGAGTAAGAAAATATGTTCGGATTGATTAAAAGTGCTACACGGAAAACCGCCATCAAGACATTGACGAGCGCGACTGAAGACGCTTTGGAAAGCCTGTTTTCCAACATGGAAGGCACGGACGCGCTGCTTTCGCGCCTCGGTGTGGACAGGCAGCAGGCATTGGATGCGGTAGTAAGCGATGACGAGGTGGCTGCCTGTTTGGAGGATTTGCACGCGGCGATGCTCAACAAACCTTGGCGGATTTACGGCGAGGACTTGAATGACGAAGACAAAGACCGTCTGTGGAAAACGCTGAAACGCCACCTGCCCGCGCTTGCCGAAATCGTCCTGACGGCGCGTCTGGGCGGATACGGCGTGGGTCGTTATGTTTATCAGCCCGAACCCGACGGCTTTTTGACGATTAAACACATCAGTAACAAAAGCGGCGAATTGGCGAAATATATCCCCTATCGCGACGGCTTGCTGGTGTATCGCGGTACCGGCGGCGAGGATGCTTGCAATACGGATGTGCTGTATCTCTTTATCGCCCATCGTGCGACATCGACCAATCCTGCGGGCGAAATGGCGGCGGCGCGGCTGTATGCGCCTGTCGCGTTGCGTAAAAAAGGCTTTATCTATGCGGCGCAATTTATCACGCGCTACGCCCAGCCGTATTTGATTGCCAAAATCCAAGCCAACAGCGAGGATGACCACAACAGCTTCATGAGCCGTTTTTACCGCTTTGTGAGCGGCGGCGCGTTGAGCATCGACCGTGAGGACGATGTGATGATGCTGCAAAACAGCGCGGACGGTCAGGCATTCCGCCGTCTGGAAAACCTCGCCAATGCGCGTATCCAAAAAACGCTGTTGGGCAAGGTCAAAACCAGCGACTTGGAGACCGCCAGCCGCGCCAGCCAAGAAACCGAAGAAAACAACCGCGACGAGCGCATCGGCGCATACCTTGCCCTTTTGTCCCGCGCCGCGCAGCACTTTATCGACGCGCTCGTGATGGTCAACAACGCCTACGGCAAGACCATCAACGCGCCCAAAGGCGTATGGTTTGAGTTTGAAGACGAAATTAAGGTCGATAAAACTCGGGCGGAGCGCGACAAGATGTATATGGATACGGGACAACTGGTGTTAACCGAGACCTACTACCGCGACATCTTGGGCTTTGAGCCGGAGCATTTCGAACTGCGCGACCCGAAAACGTCGTCTGAAAACCCCGTACCCGCCAAATTCAGCCTGCGCCTGTCTGACGGCCTTGCCCATAATGCGCCCGATACGGCGGAGCAGGCAATCGCCCGTCCGAAAATGGAAGCGGTGTTGGCTTTACTGGAAAGCTGCAAAGACTACGCCGAATTTGAGGCAAAGCTGTCCGAGCTTGATTTGAGCAAGGGCGACAATCTCTTGATCCAGCGTTTGGTTTCAGACGGCCTTTCGGCTTGGGCTGACGGAGCGGGCGATGGACGGGATTGAATACAACTTCGCCGGGCTGGTCGATAAAGCCGCTTTCGCGCATTTCAAGGCTAAGAAAATCCTGCCCGGATTCAGTCATTACGATGTATGGCTGTATCAACACAGCCTTGCCTTTACCGTCGCCAAGATGATGGATGTGGACATGCTCGCCGAAGTCAAAGACGCCATCGAATCTGCGCAGCAAAACGGTACGGCGTTTGCCGATTTCAAAAAGCGTTTAAAACCGTATTTGATGGCTAAAGGCTGGTGGGGCGAGCAAGTGATGACCGACCCGCTGGACGGCGAGCCGAAATTGGTACAGCTCGGCAGCACACGTCGTCTGAAGACCATCTTCAACACCAATATGCAAACCGCCTTTGCGGCGGGGCAGTGGCAGCGGATACAGGCAAACAAAAAAGCCCTGCCGTATTTGCGCTACAACCATTCCGCCGCCGGGCATCCTCGTGACAGCCATAAACGCTACTACGGCTTAGTCCTGCCGGTTGACCACGACATCTGGAAAGTCATCTTTCCACCCAACGGCTACGGCTGCAAATGCTCGGTGTCCGCCCTGACCCGTCGGCAGGCGGAGCGCGAGGGCATCAGCGGCGAGCCTGATATGGATATGGTCGAGTTTACCAATCCGCGCACGGGTCAAACGGTATTGATTCCCGACGACATCACGCCGAGCTTTGCGCACAACCACGGCGACCGATTGGGCGCAATGGACGCGCTGTTTGGCGAGAAAAACGGCGAAGAGGCACTGGCCGCCATGATTGCCGAGCGCGAGGCGTGGCTGGACAAGCGGTATAGCGTGCCGTCTGACAAAGTGGCGGTGTTGGCTTTGCCGGACAAGGTATCGGAAAAAGAAGTGCGCAGGCTGACAAAAGAGCAGTCTGCCAACAATACCAAAGACCACGAAGCGAGAGCTGCGGCAGCGTGGCAGGCTGAAACGGGGGATAGATTGGAAGTGTTTGATTTGCCCGTGGAGAAAGGCAAAGCACAAGCCGATTATCTGATTGTTTCAGACGACCTGCCCCGCGAGGAATGGGTAACGCTGGATTTTATGTTTACCGAAAATCCCGACCGTGCGGAATTGATGAACCGTTATTTTGCACACACCGCCGGGGCGTGGAATACTAAGGTTGAAAAAAATTCAGGAGCATTTTGATAAAGCCGATATTGTCCCGCTTGATTTACGCCACCTGAATGCGGCAAACCGGCATAAATTGTTGCAGTATGTGTTATCATTGCCGAAAGAACAGCGGGATAAAGTCCGCTTATTGGTAAAAATATCGGAGTAAGTCATGCCGTCTGAACTGTATGTCAGCCGCGAAGTAAAAGTATTTTTAGGCGGGAAAACCGCCCCGTCCGAATTGTTGGACTATCTGTACCCGCGCCTTGCCGAAATCGACAAGGAAGCAGCCGAGCAAATGCAGGGCGAGTTTTCGGGCTGCGTATTTTCGATTGCGGATTTGTCCGCGCAGGCATTTGCCAATGTGTACGGATGGATACTTGAGGCGGCAGAAAAGTCCGAGTGGATTAAGCCC